TGCAATAGAAGCCCGTTCTGATAGCAATAAATCTGTCTTGTCAGCTTGTTGTTTTCCCATGGATCACCCGCATATTGGTTTGATAAAGTATAAAAAATCATGCTCGAAGAGTCCATTATATAAGACTGTGTTCCTGCATGATAACAGCCGTGATGTCCTACGTGATGACATGAATCCCATCCCTCACCATATGACATTTTTAGAAAGTCGCATGGATTTACTGAGAGTATTGCCACCTGCGTGTTTTTCAACGGATTGATGGTATCGGCAATCACCGCAAAATCGTGATTGTAGTTTGGGTATTTATCAAGTCCCATATCTACAAAAATCTTGTTAAGTTCACGAGAATACTTGGCCCCAACGGTCATATGTACGCCAACCGCCTCATACCTTTCTTTTATCTCCTTAGTAACAAACTGCTGTGGTTGGGTACACTGCACACCATCCCACATTATGTCTAGCTGATCGTCAGTTAGATACATGCCGTTTTCACGGCAATTATGGTAAAATTCTTTGCAGGCTTTAAGAAAGTCGTCGCCGTCCTTTACACGAGTTTCTTCTACCTCGCCTTTAATGCAAAGATTTTTTTCATCCCAATTAGGATGTTTCCTCAATATAGAAAGCAGCTCTGCTTTGTTTTTAAAGAATTCATTAACGATATCGACAATGACATCTTTTCTATACTCGTATCTTGCATCGTCAAGGATACTACACATATTATTTACAATGTCCATGCGCTCGCATGAGCGCTCTTCTCCGCAAAGTCCCATTGGGGCAAAAAACGTAATATCATTACTTTTAGGTGAAATATAATGATACAGAGCCGATTCGCCGTTAGCTCTTTCATATGTAAATGTCGCCGTAGAATCAATAACGTGTTCAGCTATTCTACATACCTTAACTTTTTCGCTGTTCTTGCGCAGAACGATTTTGTCGCCAACCTCAAAGAGATTTTCACTAAGATCACAGCGGTGATAGACATCTCCCGACATCATATAAACCTCTTCACCTGTTATCTTCCTTATTCTGCCGATATACTCTCTGCAACGAACAAGCTCAAATCTTCTTAATGTTTTAAATTTTTCTTCTGTCATTTTAAGACACTCCTTTTTTATTTACCTATCAAGGCATTACAAATTTAATAAATGTTATAGGATTAACATTTTGTCTTTCACATTCAGATATGATATCTTCCATGTGTGTTGTTTTTGGTCTACATTTTGCTATTCGTTTCATAATGTAACGAAAAAGCAAATAGGCATGCGGGCTATTAATTTCCTTTATTTTTTCAAGCAAATCCAGGTATCGCTTAAAAAAGAAAACACTTTTTTCCAGCCTCATATATTCACCTCCTAAAAAATTAAAGCGCTCTGCCGTCAAGGGATTCAAGCATGTATAAATCAAAGACATAGTCATAATTAATGCCGAGTAAGTATCCATCATAACCATCAAAATCGTCTTCAAAAGCATCTATCGTGGTTTCTTCGCCACAAAAATTATACATGTAACCAGCAAATGTATGTCCTACCTCAATTGCCCCATTTTTATCATGTGGTTCTACAAACTCACACAATAAATCTTTGCACCTCCTAACCCGAACCTTATCTCCAATTTTAGTCATATCATCACCTCCTATTTAATTTTCAGCAATAAGACTACCGTCAAGGCGTTCTAACATATATGCGTTAAAATTGAAACTGCACGCTTCATCTATACGAAAAATGTCATAACTTCCATCTGTCAGAAACAGATTAATTATTTTGTGTTCCTCTCCACAGTATTTGCACATAGCGTCAACAAAAGAACTACCTTTCTCAATTAAGATACCCCAATTACCAAACATTTCAACGCCGTCATACATTTCGATGTCTATATATTCACAGGCTAAATCTTTTAGTCGTCTAACCCTGATTTTGTCTCCAACTTGCAACATATCACCGCCTCCTATTTAATTTTCAGCAATAAGACTGCCATCGAGATGTTCTAACATATACGCGTTCAAATTGAAAGGACATTTATACGCAGAAAAAACGGCACAACCTCTATATGGAGAATGGCGCGAATTTATTACGAGCTCCTGCCCACAAAAGACACACATGCTATCAATAAAAAAGCTTCCTTTGTCAATCAGAGCTATACATTCGCTACCAGTTCCGGATCCGATTAGTTTATACCTTTCAATATTCATGTGTTCACAGGCTAAATCTTTTAGTCTTCTAACTCGAACTTTGTCACCCACCTGTATCAAAACAGTACCACCTCCTATCAAATGAATATTTGATTATCCAACTCTTCCAGATCTTCTTCAGTATATTCTCTAACGTTTTTTCCACATCTTTCAAACATATATTCTGCAAAGGCGAAAGGCAATTCTCGACCACAATTAGTTTCAAGCCTATAAATATTATGATTGCAGAAGTAAAAATCCTTTATAAAGAATTCTTTTCCGCAATATGGAATCATGCTTTTGATGAAATGAATATATCCGAAAATCAATGCGTTACCACAATACTGTGGAGACGGAGTTTCAAACTCGCACCGCATATCCTTAAGAGATCTTATTCGCACTTTGTCATCTATCTGATACATTAAAAATCACACCTCTTTTCAAACATATATTCCTCAAAAGTAGATAAAAGATGGACTCTATTTATGGTTTCAAGTAGATAACATTTACGCCCATCCACATATCTT